TTCTTAGCACTTATATCAGTATCTCTTTGAAACTTGATAGCAGCACCATCAGCAGGGGTATTACCACCAGTAAAGGTAAGAGTAGACCCACTGATTGTATAGTGTGTGGTTATGGTTTTTAGGACACCTGCAACTGTTACATCAATTTCACTATCAGATAAAAAAGAAAAAGATATAGCAAAAGCAGTAGTGCTTCCATTACCAGTATGGGTAGTAGACGATGATGCGGTGTTAGTAGCCATGATTAGTCTGTGTTAATGCCTTCTAATGTTTTAAGTATATCGTTAGTGCCTCTTATAAGCTCATTTTCCGCCATAGTCTTTTTATCTTTATCTAAAAGATTATCTCTATAATAATCTACTGCTGCTTTCTTATAAGCTCTGTAAACTTCCCTTGCTTCACTTTGTAACTGTTTGCGAAATATTTCTTTGTTTTTCAAAGCAGCCTGTGCATCTATCGAACCAGACGTATCACTTTCAATTGCTTTTAAAGCATTTATATTTTCTTTTTTTCTTGATAGTTGTAATAACGCTTCAGGAAATCTAATACCGTTTTTAGGGTCAAATTTCTTTGTACGAGGATTAAGAGGTATATCAGGAATAAGTCGTTTTAGATCGTTATATTCTGGAGTTGTTAAGTTTACACCAACAAATCCTTTTTTACCAATAGGAATTACATCACTAGGAGGAACTAATTTATATCGTATTCTTCTAAGATATTCATCTTGAGGGTTATCGTTTTCTTTTCTGTATTTAAATGGATTACCAAAGTTAACACCAAATAAACCCTCTGGATATTCTGCTAATTTACCTGTTGTCATACTTTTAATTGGTGCAAGATCAGCACTGAAACCAGGTGTAGTATCTTGTTTGTTTCTCATTATCATTAAGCCAAAAGTATCTAAAGGTTGAAATGGATTGTTTTCATTCATTAAACTACCCAAGTCGTTGCCTTCAAATTCATAACCTGCAATATCTTCAGTCTGAGAGTACTGACCTTTATCAGCCTGTCTTTCAACCTGTGGTTGTAAATCACCTTTAGTAAACCTTGTCTTACGTTTAGGAAACCTGCCTTTATGTGTTCTTTGTGTCATTTCATCAAACCAGTTTTCTCCTCTAGCCCTCGTAATACTTCTTTTTAAAGAAATAGGATATTCTCTAATACTAGAATAGTAATTAGCTGGGATTCGATAAAACCTTCGTAAAGCACCTACATCACTTGTCATGTCAAATAATTGAGCAATATTTTGTATCATGTATTTATTATTTAAGTTCCTTGAAAGTAAAGCTATTTGTGCATGAGCAACATTTGCATAGTCTTCTTCTTCCATAAAATCATTTATATAAGCTAAATCACCTGCAATCATAAGTAATGAACCTACAGGTTCCATTCGTGACAGAAAATCTATATATTCGTAGTTTGGTAATCCATTATCACCTCTTATAATTTCTCCATTTTCATCTTTTTGTAAAAGCCTAAAACTGTAAGGTAGTTCTTCAGTTCTTTTTTCTCCTTCTCTCAACCATCTATTATGATGACCACCACCTACAATGGCTAATTCTGATTCGGGATCTTGTTTAGCAGCAGCTAGAGCTATAAAATAACCCCATATAGCACCACCTACAGTGGCTTCTCCATTAGCTCTATAGGCAGTAGCAAGGTCATCACTAAATAACCTATCATTATGTTCTTTAAGTATTCTTCCTAATGAAGCGTTCACTTGCGGTGGTAAACCAGGAACAAAACTTGTAGGTGAAAGTGGTGTTCTTCTTAAAACACTTTTACCAATATTTATCGGTGTTGTTACAAATGGAACTACTGGTTTTAATGGAGAAGACTTAAGTAAGTTTGCTATTTTTTTAGTTTCTGCTGATCCAAGTCCATTCATAAAAAAACCTTTACCTAATTCTTCTGTAAAGGTTCGATCTGCTGCGTAATCTAAAGCTCTTGTATAAGCATCCAGAATATATTCATCTGTTCCTTTTCTTACGCTTTGTTTATTTACAATATCTATTACTTCATCAAAGTTACTATTTACATAAATTTTCCAACTTTTACCTGTAAGTCCTTTTTTACTTGCCTGTCCAGAAAACTCTCCCCATAGATGAGAACGAAAAGCACCTTGTTTTACAAATTCATCACCAGCCATCATAAAACGACCAGGGATTCTAAAACCATGACCAAAAAAATTTACTGTTTTTGCAAAGGCATTATCACCTGCCATTCTGAGTGCATATCTTTCGTATTGATCTTGTCCAAACATTCTCCTTTCATCAAGAATATTTTTATCAAGCCACAAAGCTTTACCTGCTGCTTTTAAATTATCACCAGTAGAGGTAAATATTTTGACTAATTCTCTAACTGCCCTAGCTTTCATTTCTGTGTCGGTTACTGGAGAACCTGCAAATAAATCTAATGGACCAAGAGCAACATTCATTAACGAACCAACAATATTAACAATGTGCGTTTCTGGTGCAGTAAGAAGACTATTGATAAATATTTCATTAGATATGCGTAAAGCTCTACCTGCTCTATCACCTAATGTCATGCCTTCTACAAGCTTACTTAACCTTTTACCATCTCCCTGCATAGCAAGAACTTTTCTTGTAACACCAAGCAAACCTTCTACATCATTACCTTCTATATAACCTTTAAGACCTTCTAATAATTCTTCTTTTGTTGGTACAGCTTTCTTTTCAACTATGTCTTTTTTAGCTCTTTCTACTGCTTGTCTTGTTGTAGGTTTAAATTTTTCTTTCTTTACTCTTTCAGTAGCAGATTCACCACCACCAATACCTTTTCCTACTTCTTCATCAATAGTTGTTTTAGCTAAGTTTTTAGGTTCTGCATCTATAAGCTGATTTATTCTGACTGTACCTGCTGTTTCAGCACTGATTGTTTTTGTTGGACCTGTAAGGTTAATTAGGTTAATTACATCTTCAGACCATTTAGTAAGTAATTCGTCAGGTACTTGTTCACCAAGAAGAAAAGCTTCTTCTATGGTTGTCATTGATTTACTAATCTCTGTAGCTAGTCGTTTGTTTTCTTTTATTGCTCCTAGATATAAAACTCTCATGTGTTTTTCAGGAGCTTTAGGACTTATCTTCTTTGCTAGTTTTGTTACAGCAGGTAGAAGGTAGTCGTAACCCATTGCATTAGCAGCTTCTACAGAAAAGTCATCAGGTATGGTAACTCTGTTAAGAGCTTTACCTGTAGATTCCCACATATCATCTGTAATTTTTAGAACACCTTCATCTGGACCCCAGACGTTAGGATTTGGTTTTGATTTTTGTAAAGGCAAATCTGTAGCTTTTACAGTTGTCTTTGGTGCTTGAACAACTCTATTGAGATCAGGAACATTATTTAATACTTCTTCAAACTCAGGAGAAAATTCTTCACTACCAACTAACTTTGCATTATCTATTCTTCTTTTCTTACGAAGAAAAAAGTTTTTTCTATTTGGATTGTTTTTTATATCTTTAAATAATTTTATAGTTTCATCACGAATCTGACCTTGATTAAACATTTTAGGTCCACCAGTAACAGCATCCACTGCTACTTCTGTCCCTTCTGCTAAAGCTCTACCTACTTTAGGTGCAACTTTTGTAGCCCCGACAACACCAAGACCAAGCATTTCTCCAAAGATTGCACCAGAATATAATTGTTTTAATTTAGCTTCACCAAAGTTTGTAGGGTCATCTTCTGTAGGTCTTTCTGGTGCTGCTAAATATTCAAAGAAAGGTTGAACTAACCTGTGATTAATTATTGGGTTTTCGATCCCCAACATAAAATTAAATAAGTTTTCATCATAAGCATCAATACCAACAAAATCTGCACCTGCACCTGCTGTAAACCACTTTGCACCAGTAGCAACTTTATCTGCGTATTTAACATTCTTTATAGCTTTGATACCTTTAATACCTTGTACAGCTTTACCACCTTTTGTTAAAACTTTACTAAAACCTGCATATGGTAATAAGAAACCAGAAGCAAACTTAGTTATGTTGTATAACGCATCATCTTTATCACCATCTTTTTCAAACCCTAAAGCTTTTAAATTTATAAGTTGGTTAGGGTCATAAGGATTACCCATAGCCCAATCACCAATATTTTTTATCTCATTAGGAATATCTAATAACCCTGCTCCTACTGCTCTAAAAAAACGCTGATCTTCTTCTGTTTTTGCTGTAAATAACTGTTCTTGTGATAAACGTGATTTCCCTACAACATCTGGGGTGATTTGTTCTGGAAACATTACTGAACCAGATTGGTTAAATAACTTTTCTTTAAGAACTCTTGGTATATCTTTTATTCCAGTATTCTTTAACTTTTCATTCTCTGGAGATAAAT